CAAACAAGACGCTTCTGGCAGGATATGAGGAAGCACCGTTCACTTGGAACATGTGGGCGCGTGACGCCGGAACGACTGCGGACTTCAAGAACATTAACCGCATTCGCTTCAGCGAAATGGGTACGCCGGAAATGGTGCCAGAAGGCAACTCATATCCAGATGCACCAATGAGCGATGCAAAGGAAACGTACAAGATCAACAAATACGGCAACATGTTCACGGTAACATGGGAAACCGTCGTGAACGATGATCTTGACGCCATCAGCCGCATTCCTGCAATGCAGGGTGCAGCGTGTCGACGTCTGCAGAATCAGGCCGTCTATGGCGTCCTGACGAGTAACCCGACGATGGCTGACACCGGAGCATTGTTTAACGCAACTGCTCAGACAACTGCAGGCGGTCACGCGAATTTAGCGACGGGTGCAGGGGCTCCGGCAGTCGGAACGCTTAACACCGCGTTCATTTCCATGATGACTAAAAAGGGATTGCGGTCGGATGTGATTCTCAACATTCAGCCGTCGTTTTTGATCGTTCCTGCGGCAATCTCAGCGACTGCACTTCAGCTGCTTGGATCGATTGCAGATCCGTCCGTAGGTGGCAGTGCGGCTGGCAACAGCAACACAAAGAACATTTATGGGCCGAACGGCGATCGTCCATTGAAGGTCATCGTCGAGCCGCTGTTGGATGCAAACAGCTCGACGGCGTGGTACTTGGCTGCCAGCAACAGTCAGGTCGACACTGTCGAAGTAACGTTCCTTGAAGGCGAGCAGTCTCCGGTCCTTGAAAACGAGTGGGACTTTGACAAGGACGTTTACAAGTACAAGGTGCGTCAGACGTTTGGCGTTGCTGCCATCGACTTCCGTGGCCTGTACAAGCACGCCGGGGCGTAATGCTCAGGCAATCTGAAACCGTCCGGCAGGTCCTGTGATCTGCCGGATGTTTAAAAGCACTCCACAACGTAGCGGAATGCGATGACCGTTGTTTTGAAAGGTGAAGATCATGGCTGGTATTCAAGACTTTGTAGAATGGTATGACGACTTCCTTGGGCCGCAAACAGTGCTTGCGTCACCCGTGGGGAGCGATCAATGGGACTTGGTCGTAACGGGAACGACGCCAACCGCAACGGTCGGCGGGATCAATGGCGAGTTGACGCTCGCAAACTCATCTGCGACGGAAATTCAGAATTGTTGCGTGTTCACGAGTGACATTTTGAACTACGACATTGATCTGATTCAGCGAGCCGAGTTTCGCGTCAAGTTTACTGCTCAGACGGGTGGCACATGCGACTCGACAACGTCGATCGCGTTTGGGTTGGCGAGTGCTCGTGCCGATGCAATTGATAGCATTGCATCGCATGCGTTGTTTCGCATTATCGGCAGTAACGCAATCGTCGTCGAAACAGATGACGCGGTCACCGACAGAGACGACGTCGCGACCGGAGTCAGTTTCGTGAGCGGCGTTTATCGCAAGTTTGTGATTGATTTCACGGGCGGCAAGTCAGACGTCAAATTTTATATCGACGGTGTGCGTGTGGCAGCGTCTACGGCGTTCACGATGGCAAACTACACCGCAGGGTTCCAGCCATATTTTCAGATTCAGAAAACGTCGGACAATAACACCGATGCCTTTTCTGTAGACTATATCAAGATCGTATCAAAGCGAGCCTGATATGAGTTTGGCGGACAGGATCGTAACCGATGCGGTGGGGGTGTTTCTTAACAGCGATCACTTCGCTGAAACAGTCACGTACCACCCGCATCGGTTCGGGACGCCATCGACGCCAAGAACAATCAAGGCGGTTGTGATTCGCAATCAGGTGTCTACGTTCGGGCCTGATGAACAGATCGTGCCAGAGTTTGAAATCCGAGTTGCCAACAATTCCACAACCGGAATCAGCAGCGAGGAACTAAACACTGGTGGCGACATGATCAAGCTGGCCGTGCGAGTCGGAGAAACACCGACGAAGCGGTCAGTGCAATTATTGTCTGAACATGACTCCGGAATGCTGGTGTTGATATGCCGGTAACATTTCAAACGCCTGTCGTCTCACGAATCTCAGATGAGATCTTCGCGCGGCTTCAGGCGTTGGTGTCCGGCAGTGCTGGGGCGTATGCGTTCACAGATGTTGTCAGGCCGACGAAGCTGGCGACATACACGCCGCAACATGGTCTGATCGTATTGACTCGTGGTGAGGTTTCACGACTGACGGAAATCGATTGCCCCGGCAATCCTCCGGCGGTCGGTTATCAACAGACGTTTTTGATTCGTGTTCATATTGCTCCAAGTGAAAAAGATACCACGCCAGTTGAGGTGTATGAGGATGTCATGGAGGCAGAGATTCACAAAGCGATTGTGAACGATCCGGCGACGTGGCACACGTTCGGTGATTTGGCAATTTTGGCTGATCTTGGAGCACAACAGACCGCAACATCAGACGGCGGGTATGAAGGAATCGCCATTCCTCTGACGGTTATGTTTCGAGTCAGTGAGGGCGATCTGTACACGGTGCGAGCATGATCGGAATCGAAATAGATAAATCTCAAATGAGCCGGTTGACCGCTGCCGTAATTGCAAGCGGCAAAAAAATGTCGAAAGAAATTGCGGGGACACTCAACGCAGTATCGAAAAAAACCAAACTGGAAATGGGCCGTGAAATACGCAAGCGAGTCGCGATACCAAAAGACGAAGTCGAAAGGCCGTTAAAAATAAAGGCTCAAGCCTCACCGGGAAGCTTAGTTGCGGTTGTATCGCTGAAAAAAACGCCTCGGCTCGGATTGCGACACTTCGGAGCGAGGCAGGATAAACGCGGCGTGTCATACAAGATCGGCAAGACTGGCGGGCGAGGGCGAGTCGACGGAGCTTTTATGGGGCCAAAGCCCGGAGCCGTGAAGATAAGCTGGCGAGGCAATGCTTTTAAGCGTGTTGGACGATCAAGACTTCCAATCGTCAAACTGCTAGGTGTTTCAGCATATGGAGCATATAAGAAAAACGAGCTGGCAGGGCCGCAACTCAAGGCCATCGAAGATGAGCTGTCTAAGCAGATGGAACGACGAATTAACCTCAACATTCTCCGGGCTTCGGGCCTTGTCAAAACATAGGAAACCAACATGCCATTGCTAAGACGACGCGCCGTTTTCGCCGCCAAGACCGAAACCACTGTCGGCACTGCCGAAACGATTACTGGAGCGGAAGGTGCATACAACGCTCGCGACTTTTCGATTCAGCCAACCGTTGCCGTAACTCGCCGCGAAGGCCAGGGTGGATTCAATTACTTGGCTGGCATTCCGGAAGGCATGATGGGCACATGCACCATCGTTCATGACCTAAGCTACGACGGCACGACAATTCCGACATGGGCCAGCGTGCTTCTGCCTGCCTGCGGATGGGTCGACACTGCCGGCACGTTCTCGCCAGTGTCAGAGGGGCCGGGCGGAACTGGCGGCGTGAAGACGCTAACAATCGCACACTACAAGGACGGAAAGCGGTCATTGCTTTCAGGAGCAATGGGAACATTCAAGATTAGTTGCCCAACGGGAAAGGTGGCGTTTATCACGTTCACCTTCACTGGCAAATACTCCAGCAACGAAACCGACACGACAATCATTGCTCCGACGTATCCGACCACATTGCCGCTACGGTTTTCGCCAGGCGTATTGACGTGGGACTCAGTCAATCTCTGCACGTCCAATGTTGAGGTAGACGCTGGCAACAGCGTCATCATGCGTGAGTGCGTCGATGTGGCAGACCGCACGGGCTACAAGTCGGCAATTGTCACCAACCGAGCCCCGGTGATTACGGCAGATCCTGAATCAGAACTTGTGGCTACACAAAACAGAGACCTAAAGTGGCTCACAAGTGATGCGGAAGCGTTTTCGATGCGAATCGGCGTCGCACTTGCCTCGATCGTCATTGCCGCCCCAAAGGCTCAGCTCGAAAATAAGCAGCAGGGTAATCGGTCGGACATGATGACGGATGACCTGACTTGGCTTGCGACTGCCGGGGCCACTGCGGATTCCGAACTCACTATCGCTTTCGATTGAGGAATGTATGCCGTTATTTCTTGAACCTGGCCAAAAATACCCGATCGTGCTGGACATCGACGCGGACAAGCCAAAGGCAACGCAGCCGACGTTTTTCGCTCGTTCGCAATCGATGCGAGGTCAGCAAAAGATTGCGGACGTTCTCGACCAGTGGACGCAAAACCCAGACATTTCAATCAAGGAGCTATTTGCGATCACAGTTGAGGTGCTGTCTGGCGTCGTGATTGGCTGGGTCAACATGGGCGGCAAAGAGTTTAGTGCCGAAGAATTGCATGAGGTGCTGAGCTATCAAGAGGCCCGCGAGTTACTCCGCAAAGTCATGTACAACCAGCACATCACGGCAGATGAAAAAAAAAGTACAGAGTCGCAGCCCTGATTCGAGGAGGGATGTTGTGCAGATCATGTACTCGGGGAACATGCCGGAGTCTTAGCACTGCAGACGACCGAATCGAAATCGAGTGCCCATTGTGCGACGGAGATGGATGCAAGGAATGTCGAGACGGAACATTTGAGCTGGATGGATGCCCGAATTCATTTTGCTCACAGATCATCGGTTCTCTGGACCTGTTCGAGCTGTTTCAAAAAGGACTTCCGCCAATAGCGGGCGGGGTTCTGGATCAGTCGATCGGGTTCATCGAAGCGGCACAGTTTTTCCAAGCTGAAGAAGGAAAGGTCAGGTATGAGCGAAGCTGTAGAAATCCTGATCAAGGCTGACGATCAAGCATCAGCGAAACTGGCCGAAGTCGGAGTGAGCGCGAGTAAGTCCGGGCAGCAGGCCGAGCGGCTGATGCGATCGCTGGAAACCTCGTCAGACAAATACAAAAGACAGCTCGCGGAGTTGGCTCAGTACCAATCTGAAGGGGCGATAACCGCCGAGCAATTTGCCACCGCTGAAGCAACCCTATTAGGTAAGTTGGCAGACTTGGAAACAAGTTCTGCAAGCGCAGTATCTGGCGTTTCGCAGTTGGCTGACGCGCAGGACAAGGCTGCGGTCAGTGCTAAGAAAGCGGGCGACGCACTCAAGGACAGCGGAAAGAACGTCAAGGCGTCATCTGATCTGTTCGCCACGCTTGCAGGAATAACCGGCAACAGTGAATTGGCCGGGCTTGCAAACACGATCGGCGGTGTCACTGAAAAGGTTGGTCAATTCAGCGAGGTATCGAAGGCCGGAGCAGGTGGAGCACTTGCGTTCAAGCTCGGGTTGATGGGACTGGCCGCGAGTGCCGGTTTTGCTGTCGGCAAAGTGCTGGGCGATATTATTTGGCAAACCGAAAAATTCGAACGAGCGATGGCTCAGGCCAAAGAAACGTCGAAGGATCTCGACGCTCAGTTGAAGAGAACTGCCTCGACACTTGCGGCAAATGCCCGCGAAGACATCGAATTGATCCGCGATCCGGAAGAAAAGCGAGCGGCATACGCAAAGCTGCTAGGCGATTTAAATCGCGACATTGACACCGCCGGAGCTGTAGCCAGAAAGAGTGCCCGCGATGCTGAAGACTGGGCCGATGCTTGGCAGATCACTGGCAACCGAAAGCAGTACGCCATTGACGCGCAGGAACAGGCAACAGCGGACAAAGAGCGACTTTCGGGCCTAAAGGAACAGCGTGACGAGTTGATGCAAATCGTCGGCGCAAGAGCACAAGAAAACGCAGCGATTCGAGCGGCTAACGAAGCCAAGGACAAATCAGAATCGTATTTGGAAACCCTCCGGCAGGAGGTGGAGTACATGAAAGCGACTCGCGAAGAGCAGATCAAGATTGACGCTCTGCGAAACACGACCGATGAGGACCGAGGCGAGGCAGAGCGGCTGCTAAAAGAACGCGACGCAATTAAGGCCAAGCAAGATGCGGAACGCGAAGCGGCGGAGGAAAAGAAAAAGCAGCAAGAAGACGCAATTCGAGCAGCCGAAAAAGCAGCGGAAGACGCAGAGCGAGCAAGGCAAAAAGCACAGGAAGACCGCGAGAAAGAATTAGAGCAAATCGCAGAGAATGCGCGTCGCGAAAAGCAGCGGGTCGAGGACATTATCGCAGCGGAACGCGAGCGGCTGGAACTGCAAAAGATCGAAAAGGAACAGGGCAAGGAAGCTGCGACGGCGAAGCAGTTTATGAATCAGGGCGTAGACGAGGCCACAGCTAAGCAGTTCGCGGCAGAGCAAGCAGCATTTGATAAAGCGAAGCAGGACGAAGCAGACGCGAAAGCCAAAGCCGACGCAAAACTAAAGGGCGAAACCACAGCCGACAAAAAAACCGATGGCGGTCCTGCTCCAGCACTGGCGGCAATGGAATCGAGACTTCTGACACGCGGGCCAGTCGACACACAGTCGCACTGGATGGAGGACGCGGCTAAGTCGCTGAGGCAGATTATGGTCACGTCAACTCGCACGGCAACAGCAGCAGAAATCCAAGCAAAGAAACCAGAGTTCGCGCCTGAAGATGTTGTTATGGTGACAATCGCATGACAGTTCAAAACGTAACAAAAATGTGGAGCAAAACGGGCGGCTCGCTGTCGTCAGCGAAGCTATCGGCGATCGATCAGGTTTGGTCGAACACCGAAGGATATCAGGTGCTTTGTGAGATAGGCGACGAAGAGGACGCGATCGTAGCAGCGGCGGGCATTCCCCGCATCGGAGACCGGCACGGGACAGGAATAAATTCGTACTGTGAACGAGTGGATCCGCAAAGAGTCAGCCCGATATTTTGGGTCGTGACTGTTTCCTATCGCGGCTTGGTAAATGAGGCGGCCGTTGATGTTGAATGGACCGACACTCAGACGACGGAGCCAATTGACAAAGACATAACTGGCCGGGCAATTATGACAGCCAACATGGAGCCCGTGCAAGGGTTGTCGATGGATGTAGCTGATCAGATCGTTGTCATCACGCGAAAGTTTCAAACGATTAACACGGCTGGTATTGCAATTTATCGCCGGTCCACGAACTCTGACACGTTTCTTGGGTGGCCTCCCGGAACTGCACGGCTAGTGGGCTTTTCTGCAAAAAACAAATTCATTTACGGTGGTATTCAAGAGGAGTGGACGGTCACGGCACGAATACAGTTTCGTGAACCGTTCGCAGGTACGACGCCAGAGCAAACATGGTACAAGCGATGGCGACACGAAGGGTTGTACATCAAAGACGGGGCTACTGTTCGACGCGCTACAGACGGCACAGGAAACGACGTCGCAAGGCCAGTGCTTTTGAAGGTCGATGGCACTCAGGAAACGAATCCGGATAACGCATATTTCGTACACTCGCAGGTTTACGGTTCGCTTCCGTATTCTGGGCTCGGATTGATTTAAGAAAGAGAAAACATGACTTCAACATTTGACGACGTGCGTATAACTGGCGCTCTGAGCATCAAGCCTGATGGCGTTTCGCCGCAAACTCGGGCAACGATTTTAAGACAGGATTCGCTGGCGATCTTTCCCGTAAACATGATGAACCTGCGGGTATGGGATGCAATCCAGACCAATTTGCCAGGTACTGCTGCAGCAGATGACCTTGCGTTGATAGGAACAACGTTTGGATCTACCGCACCGACAATATCAGCGGGCGACTGTAAAGCGCTTGGAGCTACGAGCCGCTATGCCCGGTTTATGGTTGAGCTTCCGGAGTGCTATGAAGCGGGAGAAACCGTCACGCTGTCACTGTCGGCAGGCATGGTGACGACGGTTGCCTCATCCTCCTGCACTGTCGATGTCGAGTGCTATAAAATCAATAAGATCACCGGCATAGGGTCAGACCTCTGCACAACGTCCGCAACGACAATAAATTCGCTGGTGTTCGCCGCTAAGGCGTTCACCATCACGCCATCTGGCTTAACTGCGGGCGATGTTTTGGATATTCGGCTCACGATCGCTTGCAACGATGCGGCGACTGGAACAGCCGTCACTCCGACGATCGCAGGAATCGATTTACTGTGCGACATTAAGGGGTGAGTATGGACCAGATCGCTGCGTTCACTCCAGAGCAAGCCCGAGCTTTGTGGCAGGGATTACTGTCTAGCCAGCAACAGTATTTCCCGCCAGCAAGTCAAAACGAATTTGCTCCAATGCGAGACCGAGTAGTAATACTCGATGCATCGTTACCCGTTGCCACCAATTCAAAAACAGGTGCCACATCTTGCCTTGCAACGGTGTGTTACTGGTCAGTGGCCAACAGTGATTTTTCCGAATCGGACCCAGTGCAGCAAATTACGGTTTGGAATCACAGTGAGGTAACCGCGCACTCCGTCGATACGTTTGGTATCGCAAGATGGATTTCTGGTCATTGGATGTTCTTTGGCGATTGCGAGCCAATGGCTTCGAGGTAAGTTATGCTAATGCAATTATCCTGCGGCTGCTGCGACACTGGCGGTTTGATATACGCCGATTTGTTAAGGCTGGGTTCGCCTCCCGGAACAGGCATTGAAGCCGCCTACGCCCCAGCCAAAGACGCATTAGAAACGATCAGCGGCAACGCGATCACGCAACTTCTGCCATCTTCACTCAGCGACCTGGATGATTGCGAAGTGTATTGTCTGGGATGCTTCGGTGCCGCAGACGGATCATTTACTCAGGGTCAAATCATGACCCTTAATTCGACTCAACGCGGCATCATTGCAGATTGGGTCAATGCTGGCGGAAAGTTGCTGTGCTGCGTCGACTACAAAAACCTTACGAACTCTGGCGGATCACTGCTTTTTCGCGCGCTTGATCCAACGTTTTATGATGCATTAGAGCAACTGATTAGCGATGCTGGAGGTTCGTTGACGTTTGGTCGAGAAGATGCAATCAATGGGTCGACGCCAAATCCGTATGATAAAGACACGTTTTTGTCGGATTCGTGGACGACTGGAATCACCGGAGAAATTGAGTACGACGGCCCAGCGGGAAGTTCCATTTCCGGCGGAACGCAATTATTTGCTCCAGTTGCAAAAAACACAATCGTCAAGCAGCAGTGTGGCTCAGGCTGGATTGTCTGTCATGGATCGCGTAATTCCTTGTGGGGCAACGAAGACGAGAATCAGGGTGTGCCGACAGGATATACGGCGATAACTGAGTTTCTGCAGTTTTTCTACGACCTCTAATCCCCTGAAGCGGATAAAAAGCGGCGGGGATGCACAGCACTGGGAGAGGACTGCGAGCTACCTGCAGTCCTCGCTGTGTTTAATCAACCAGCCGCCAGCCGTTCGGCCGTCATGCTGATTAGAAGGCCCAATAAAAACACGGGCAAAACGAAATCTTTCCCACAATCTTGCAAAATGATATCACCACGCATTGACGCCAATTCCGATAGTGATATCATGCCTGCATCGAGACGCAGTGTGTGACTCGGACGCAAACCAAAGTGAGGCCGCAAGCCTCGGGGAGAATTGACGATGAACGACTTTTCCGCAAAGACTGTAAAAGCACTGGCAAAAAAAGGCATTACGCTCATCGGATTGCAGGCTATTCCTGACATGACGAGCAGTATGCCGTGGGCGAATGCTACACGCGGCTATGTGATGAACGACAACGACTGCTGCCGGGTTTTGACATTTAGTGAAGTGCTGGATCTTGCAAAAGCGTGCTGATCCCCTCGCCAGTCCGGTGCGGCCATAAGCAAGCTGCACCGGCCTCGGCTGGTTCAATCCGGACTGGCGACTTTTCAAGACTGACCGCAAATGCCAACACTCGCAACAATCCGCAATCTGCAAGCCCGCATCATTTACGCCGAGCACGACGGCAACCACGCCGAAGTCTTGCGGCTTAAGAAGGAACTGGAGAACGTGAAGTGACAAAGAAAGTTAAAGGCAATCCTCAACTGCTGCTGCGTGTTCCGCCGGAACTGCAAAAGCCATTGGCGGATGAGTCAGCAAAGACCGGCGAGACGAGGCAGGGTGTGCTGTGGAGGATCGCGGCGAAGTATTTTAAGGGGCGGAAAGCGTGAATGCTGTAACTGATTACAGTCGATTCGTTGAAAAGAAATCGCAGTGGCTGAATGAGTCCGGATTTGAAGCCGACGCACTTCCGGAATTTCTGTACGACTTCCAAAAGCATCTTGTGCAGTGGGCGTTAAGAATGGGTCGCTCAGCGATCTTTGCGGATTGCGGAATGGGCAAGACTGCAATGCAGTTAGCGTGGGCTGAAAAGATCATTGAGCGAACAAATAGGCCCGTTTTGATAGTCACTCCTTTAGCCGTAGGTGCCCAAACAGTCGAGGAAGCGGATAGATTTGGCATCAAGGCCTTTAGGTCGCGAGACGGCAAGCACGACGGCAGCACTCAGTGCGTTGTCACAAACTATGAGCAGCTTCACAAGTTTGATCCGTCTACGTTTGCGGGTGTCGTTTGCGATGAGTCTAGCGGAATAAAAGACTTTAAGAGCGAGCGAAAGGCGACTGTAGTTGAGTTCATGCGAACAATTCAATTTCGACTGCTCTGCACGGCAACGGCTGCCCCTAACGATTTCTGGGAACTTGGCACGTCATCAGAGGCACTCGGGTTGCTCGGCTTTCGTGACATGATCACAAAGTTTTTTAAACAGGAAACGTCAAAGGATCATCACGGATGGGGCCGCACAAAATACCGTTTTCGCGGTCACGCTGAAGAACCGTTTTGGTCGTGGGTTTGCTCGTGGGCAAGATCAATTCAAAAACCCTCTGACCTCGGGTTTGATGATAGTCGATTTATTCTGCCGCCACTGACCGAGCGAGCACACATCATCGAATGCACGAAGGCAAGAGCCGGAAATCTTTTCGCGATGTCAGCAAACGACATGCGAGAGGAGCGAGAAGAACGCCGCGTAACGATCAAGGAGCGATGCGAAAAGGCTGTCGAACTGGCGAACAATCACAATGGATCTACCGCGTTGTGGGGCGAACTGAATCCCGAATGTGATCTGCTTGAAAAGATGCTCGACGATTGCGTGCAGGTCAAGGGATCAATGAGTGATGAGCAGAAGGAAGAATACCTGCTTGGATTCGCAAAGGGCCAGATTCGTCGGCTGGTATGCAAGCCTAAGATTGGAGCGTGGGGCCTCAACTTTCAAATCTGCAATCACGAGGTGATCTTTCCGAGTCACTCTTTCGAGCAGTACTACCAAGTCGTGCGGCGATGCTACCGTTTCGGGCAAAAGAATCCCGTAACAATCGACATGGTGTTAAGTGAGGGCGAGCGAAAAATCGCTGAGAACCTCGACCGAAAGAAGCAGCAAGTGCAGCGAATGTTTCAGAGTCTCGTGGCTCATATGCAGGACAGTATGCACCTAGTGTCGAGTGATTATTTCCCGGAGAAAGAGCAGGTTCCGTCATGGCTGTAATGGATCAAGTTATTTGCGATCAGTACGCGATTTACAACGGCGATTCAGCCGAAGTGCTGCAGTCGATACCAGACGAGTCGGTCGGCATGTCAATTTACTCGCCGCCGTTTGCGACGGAGAACGGAGGGTGCTTATACAACTACAGCAGCAGCGTTCGCGACTTGTCTAACGCACGAACATACGCCGAGTTTTTTGAGCACTACGGATTCATTGTGAAGCAGATTCACAGAGCGATGAAGCCCGGTCGAATTTCGGCAGTGCATTGCATGGATGTACCAAAGCAAGGGGCCAACATTTGCGGGTACACAGACTTTCCGGGCGACATTATTAGGCTTCATGAGTCGCTCGGATTTGAGATGCTTCCAAGAATTTGCATCTGGAAAGAACCTCTTGCAGTTCGGAATCGAACAATGAGTAAAGCGTTGGCACATCGTCAGATTTGCGAGGACGCAACTTTGACGAATGTCGCATCAGCCGACTACCTGATTCCGTTTAGAAAACGCGGAGTCAATCCAGAGCCAGTTACTCATCCGAACGGATTGTTTGAGTATCACGGCGAACGTGAAATTCCAAAAGAACTACTGAAGCTCAAGGGATGGAAAGGAAACCAGATTGAGAACAGATACAGCCATTGGATCTGGCGACATTATGCGTCATCGTTTTGGGATGACATCAGGATAGAAAACGTTTTGCCATACGAGGAGTCGAAAGACGAAGGCGACGAGCGACACCAGCATCCTTTGCAATTGGATGTAATCGCACGGGCCGTGCAGATGTGGACAAATCCCGGAGACGTTGTTTTGACTCCATTCATGGGAGTCGGATCAGAAGTTTATGCACCAGTTATTCAAGGTCGTCGCGGCGTCGGATGCGAACTGAAAACAAGTTATTACAGGCAGGCTGTAAAGAATCTTGCAGCAGCCTGTCAGCCAAAAAAGGCAGATCCTCAGAGAACTATGTTCGAGATGGAAGACGAGCTTGAGGAGGCCGCAACATGAGCCAACTAACCCTTGGTTTTGACACCCCTGCAAACATCTCCCGCAAATCAGACCCAATAACCAGCCAGAAATCAGCAGTCGAAACAGAGCTGCGAATCAACACGTTGCAGAGCCTTGTTTTGCAAGCCATAAATGACGCACCAAAGCCAATCACGGCTAATGAAGCGGCACACGAAGCGGCTAAGCAATACGTGGCGAACATCGAAACGTTTCGAAAAAGAGTGCGTGAACTGGTTCGGTTGGATTTGGTGGTCGAGTGTGAGGACCGAAAATGCGAAGTGACTGGCAAATCAGCGATGACGTTCAGAGCAAAGGAGCAGGCATGACAGCAAACGTCGGACGGCCACAAAAAAGAACACCACCGATCCCGCCTGCAGGATCGCGGCTGACCGTGATCCGCTATATGTTTACCGTATCGCAGTGGGACAACGCTGGCGGGTATCAGGTCTGGCGTTGTCGATGCTCGTGCGGTGAGATTGTTGACACCCATCGTTCACGCATTCAGAGCGGCGGGACAAAATCGTGCGGATGCTTGCGTCGTGAGATGGCTCGGGAGCGAATCAAAAAAGCTCAGGACGCGCATGTCGAGGCGGCAAAGAAAAGGAGACTGGCAAATGCTCAATGAGATTATCGCAACAGCTCTCCTGATCGTCCTGGCATGGTTTGCGGCTGGATCATCGCAACTGGCTGACGAGCGAAGCCAGATCAAGCGTGGAAACAAGTGGGCGAAAGACAACTACCCACCAACTTACTAACCGGCGAGAGCAAGGGTTCACCGGATTTTGAACTAAGTGCAACTGACAGAAAGATGCACATGACCCGCGAAGCACTTAGCAGGCGGGCACGAGCCGCAATCGTGGACAAAACACTGCGGTGACACCTCGGAAAATTAGAAAGGGCCAACGAGGGGCACTTTTGAAAAGCTCCCGCTGGTGAGGTGTGACCAGCACATTGAGTGACATCTGGAAAGACAGACGCAGCCCCAGCGTTAGGGGTGTTGATTGGCGGCGTGGTTTAGGTGACACGCTCTGAATGGCTCCATGCCATACAGCCGGGGAAGGACCGGCGAGCAGGTGCAATTCCTGCCCAATTAAATCGGAAGCGGCTGGATCGTTTCCAGTCGTGCCCGCTGTCAACGGCGGCGGGCGAATACAAGCCTTTATAAGGGACATGGAATAATGGCAGAAGTAATACAGCGAGTATCTGAACAGACTCGCAAAGACGGCCGCGAGTCTGTGCCAGATAGGGTACAGCGTTTAAGCGACCAAAAGAGAGAAATAGCTCGGCGTAAGCAAGAAATAGAATGTCAATTGCTTGAATTGGACGCCTCGCGAATGAGTCAGCAATCGCAGTTGCGCAAGCGAAGAATGGACCACAAAGAGCTGATTACAAAGTCTGGCGAGATTCAGGCTGAGTACACAATTAAAAAAGCCGCGTTAGTTCGCGAGCTCAATAATGTCGTAGAGGAATTGTCTATTGTCGGGCAAAGCCTTGGCGGCGTTAGTGGAAGCAGTTTTCATAATGGGGATATGGTTTTGCTCAGAATCGAAGAGCTTCTGAAAGCAATTTTAGAACGAATTGATCGGTTAGATACAAGCGGTCGACCGTGAAACGTCGCTAAGTCGAAGGAATCGAACCGCGTTGTACTCCTGCGAACAGTCACCAAGGGTTCGGCGTTTCCAGCAGTCACGCCGAGACTGTTCGCAGGTTTTTTCCTTAATTAGACGGAGCGAATAATGCTAGTGCTTAGCCGGAAAACTGAAGAAGACATTCTGATTGGTGATTCAGTCGTTGTGAAGATCATTGAGATACGAGGCGACAAGGTTCGTATTGGAATCGAAGCGCCAAAGGATGTTCCCGTTCATCGCAGAGAAATTGCGGAGGCGATTGCGAGAGATGGCAAAAAGAAAATCTAAGCGGCTGCACATGCCTACCGATCGCAAGCCAATGACGCGAGATCCATCACTGGAAGAGATTTGGGGCACGGAAACAACGATGGGAATGGCGGAATCGATCCGCATGGAACGGCCTGATCTTCCAGAGAACAAAGGCTTGTATCGGCCGTCACAGATTCGTGAGTGTTCGACGCGAATGCTTCCGAGTGGCAGCGGCGTTTTGAGGGGGCAGGGATGAGCCGCAAAGCGAAGACAGACAGAGTCCCGAGAACTCGCGCCGGTGGCGAGTGGACTGAAGCCGCCTTCTGGGGGTTCATCCGCTCCGGTCTTCGTCAGTTATCACGTCGATGGCCTCCGTTAGTGAGGCACGCACTGAATGTTGTGAAGCGTAAAAGTCAGAGCGAAAACAAAAGGCTGAAGTGGGAATTTCAATGCCAGCGATGCGAAGAATGGTTTGCACGCAAAGAAGTTGAAGTAGATCACATTGAGCCATGTGGCTCATTGAAATCATTTTCCGATCTGAGCGTGTTTGCCGATCGGCTGTTTTGCGAATCGGATGGCTTGAGAGTGTTGTGTTGTAAGTGTCATTTGAAACGGAAAGAAAAGAAATGAAGATTGTGAAAGGTAAGCAGGGCGGGCCACGTCGCGTTCTGTTTCATGGGACGAACTTTATTGGAAAGACGACGTTTGCTTCGCAGGCATTTGGCGGGGCGTTGCTCGCGAATCTTGAAGACGATCGAGACGTTGATATGGACAAGACGCCCCCAATTCGAACGTACGACGAGTGGCAGGAGTTTTGGTTGCATTGCGACACAGCGGCCTCAAAAGGTGAGTTCCCGTATCGCTGGATTGCCATTGATACGATCGACGCTTTGCAGAGGATCATCGAAAAGCAGATCTGCAAAGAGAAGAACGTCGAGTCGATGGCCGACGACAAGTTTTCGTATGGCAAGGGCAACAAATTCATTGAGGCGATGTGGGACAAGATCAAGTTCCAACTGGATTGGCTGCACACCGAACGCGGGCTGGGAATCATCCTGCTGGCACACAGCGAAGCCGTGAAGATCACTCCGCCAGATGCACCGTCCTATGAGCGGTGGGAGCCGTCCGTCTGTGAGTTCGCTCGTGATCTGCTTTGCGACTGGTGCCAAGAAGTTTTTTTCGGATCGTTTCGGACTTACGCAGTCAAAGAAGACACCGGATTTAATCGCACTCGAAACATCGCGGCGGGTGGCAGCGAGCGTTTTGTCAGGACGCAGCCAACGGCGGGAGTCCGTGCCAAGAACCGTTTGAACATGCCGGAAGAAATGGTTGAGTTTTCGTTCGAGAAGTATGCAGAGTTTTTTGTCCCAAGTGAAGTTTTGAAAGGTAATTGAGATGGCTGATTTAGGTGGATATGACGCATCGCAAGTAAAGGACAGCGAGTTTGAGGCTTTGCCTGCGGGCGAGTATCGCGCTGTAATGACCGAGAGCGAACGCAAGAAAACGAAGGATGGGGCGAGCGAGTTGTTGCAGGTCAAGCTGCAGATCGTCGACGGGCCGTTTAAGAATCGAACCGTGATTGATCGGTTCAACCTTTGGAATAAGAATCCAGAGGCAACGACGATCGCTCAGCAGCAGTTCAAAAAGGTTTGCGAGGCTCTTAACATTCCGAAGCCTCCGGACTCTTCAGCCCTGCACATGAAACCGCTGATGATCAAGCTGGCTGTGAAGGAATACAACGGCAACAACCAGAATGAAGTGAAGGGCTACAAAGCCTGCCTTCCCGCGTCGTCATCTGCTCCTGCGGAAAAGACAGCAACCGCTGGCAAGCCTGCTGGCTGGTAGTATCAACAACATAGGCGCGGGGCAATCTCCGCGCCTTTTTTATCGACGGAGGGAATGCAGATGCAATGCCGAATGA